GTCCCATGGCCAAAAGATAGCTGTCCGGCAACGCTGGCGCGTTTGAACAATTGCCGGGCAACAAACGAGTCTAATTCGGACGGCTAGGTGTTGCGGACTTTTAGATCATTGCCATCGCGATAGACGCCCCAAAGCGGAACGCCAGCCGCGGCGGCTTCGGCTTGTGTTGCAGCGTTAATCAGCGTCGGCATCTTCGGTTGAAACAAGGTTGCGGGCGCTTGATCGCTAAGCAGGGTGCCCTTGATCGGCAGCAACAGCGTAATTCCTGGCCCCGGCGGCACAAAGCTAATGCCGTAACCCGAACAACGGGCGACCGTGCTGTCGTCGACCTTAACGGTCACGGTGCCTTCGGCAATGTCGAGCTTTATTCCGCTGCCCGCGGTCAAAATGAATTCATTGTTAAAGACGTCGTTGCCCGACAGGGTCACAACCGTTGCGTCTTGCAAAGCATTGGTCGCGCCAACCGTGCCGGTCGTTGCGTCATAGGCGGTTTGGACCGCGATCGACTGGTTTTCGAAGGCCGAGACTAGCCGCGGGTCTTTGCCAAAATACTTGCTTAGCAAGTCGCGGGGAATGCCAGCATATTCGTTGGTTTTGTCGGTCATATCGCCAGCGGACTAATGTTGGCTTCGCAAGCGGCAAAGCCGGGAAGCGCCGGACTTAGCCCGCGAAAGCGGAAGCCGATAAAATTGGTGAAGCTCGCCCGGGGCCGCCATTGCCACCTAACATTTCGCTGTCCGGCCTTGCCCAAGGGAAGGGGCCGTTCGGTCGTGAAAACTTCGCCGCCGCGGGTCATGGACAGCCAAGCCGTGCCGTCGACCCCGAATGGGGAGCGTCCGGGAAGGCCGACCAGTTCGATCGAATGGACAATCCCGCCTTTGCTCGAATTATAGACCAGCCCGACGTCGAATTGCCATTGGGCGGGCTCGCCAAATTGGGTCGAAACCGTGTCGGTCAAGTTGCCCAATTGAGCGGTTTCCGTATCGCCGACGACGACCATGCCATAGCCGCCGACCGCGGCCCGCGGGCGGTAGGGCTTACCGACGCCGCTTTGGGCAACATACCACGCCGGTTCGCCTAAAAGCTCGCTGGCCGAGCGGAGGAAGACTAGGCTTTTGTCCGGCAAATGAATGAACAGCCGTTGCTCGGCCCGCGCCGTCCGGTTTTCCAGAATGATCGAAGTCGGCTCGCCGACGGCGGCCAATTCGTCGTCGACCCATCGGCTGGAAATGCGATCGGCGTCGCCCTGTCCGGCGAGATAGACCCCCAACGCTTCGTTGCGAGCCGAACCGACGAAAGCAAAGCTGTTGCCAAAGATGCATTTGGCGGTCGCCGAGACACAGCCGAACGGAATGGTCGCGCCGCGAATGGTTTGGAACGGGAAGCCTTGGCCGCCAATGTCGCGGAAAACCTGAATGGTAAAGAGGCCCAAAACATAGGCTTCGTTGCGGAATTTGATTAGCCCGGTGACCGGGTCGGGGTCTTCCTCGGCGGACCCATATTTGAGCGGGTTAACGCTGGTCGGGTCGCTCAATTCGGTCACGACAACGCTGGTCCCGTCGGTCGTCATGAAATAGCCGTCAATCCAGATCACGTCGACGACCGGGCCCAAGTCTTCGTCGTTGACTTGGACTAAGGTTTTGTTGTCCCAATAAAACAGCTTGTCGCCGCTGCGGATCGCCAGCCGGTCAAAGCTATAGGTGAAACCGCAAGGGCCTTCCCCGCCAACGTCGCCCAAGTCGGTTATGGTCCCGGCCCGGGTCAACTGGACTAGCCGCGTCCCCATGACCCGATAAATCTTGTCGCTCCAATATATCCCGCCGCGGTCAATCCCGGGACCAGTGACGATCGGGACCGCGCCCGCCGTGGCGCGGAATTGGCCCTTAGCTATTTTGTTGTCGACCGGGACCGGCTCTAAATTCAACGGGTAGCTTTGCTGGAATTCGGCCAGTTCGTTGGTCACAATTCCGGAAAGCAGGGGAATCCGCATCAGTCTTCTTCGCTATCGCCGACAACGCCTTCATTGATGAACGGCCCGAGCGGTCCCCAAGCAAACTGGCCGCCCAAGCCCCGCGGGGTCGCGGGCTGCATCGGCATCGGCAAAATCTTGGCATATTGGGATTCGAGCATGACCAAGCTTCGCGCCAAATTGGCCTTGGCGTCCGGCCCGAGCGCCGCGCCCATCATCGGGCAAATCCGCAAGGCGAGGAAGGCGGCAACGGTGTTTAGGGTGGCGAACGGAATGCCGCTTAGATCGTCGGCGTTGCCGACCCCGTAGTTCGGCTGGTCATAACCCAAATCAATCCCGCGCATGTCCTTCCATTCGGCCATTAGCGCGTTCAAGCGGTTCAAGGCGTCGGCGACTTCCTCGGGGGTCCGCCCGAATTCATAGCCCGCCGAACCGGCGTCGCTAAACGCCATTTCGATTATTTGGCGCTTGGGCGGGCCTTCGGAGGCAATGTCGATCTTGACGGCCATGGGGCGATCATAGGGGCTCGGGGAGCGTCGCGCCGTTTGAACAATTGCCGGGCGGACAGGGGGCGGCGCGGCCCGCGCCCTGCCCTAGCCCCGCTCGCCTTTGCTCCGCGTCGGGCGGGGAATCCTAACGGTTGCGGCGCTTGGCCTTAACCCGAAGCGGCAATTTGCCGAACGGTTTGGCCGTCTTGCGAAAATCTTTGGCCGCGGCGATCGGCATAGGCTTTCGCCCCTTGGCTTGCAACACCTTGCGACCCTTCGGACTTGCCGACATGGCCGCAAAGCGTTGCTGTTTCTTCGACTTCGCGGGCATTTACCGCTTTGGCTGCGCCGTTGGCGGTGCGCTCGGCAATTGGGCCGCATGGCCGCCGTCGCAAAGACCCGGGCGCTGATAGTCGCCGCCGACGCCAAAATCGGGGTCGATCGGGACTTCCTCGGCGGGCAGTTCATTGTCGACGCCGGGATTGAACGGCGGCCAAGGAAGCGGGAGCCCATGACTTGGACGCTCGCCGCCGCCGCCAGCCGGTAACTGGCCCGGCGCTCCGCCACTTGGACCGCCTTGGTCGGGGTGCCCACCGCCCGGACCGCCTTGGTCGGGAATTTCGCCAGCGCCGGGCAACGCATTGTCGGGATAGCGGCTCGACAGAGCATAAACGACGGCGCGTTCGATCACGTCCGACAGAGGAACGCCAATGCCGTTGGCAAACGCTTTCACTCGCACTTCAAGCGAGCGGTCAATCTCGACGCTGATATGCGACTTCGGCCCAACTTTATCCTTCGTCATTTTATTCCCTTTCTTTAGCGTTTCCGACGCCGCGACTTGCTGGCCGGTTCGGGTTCGTCGCTATCGTCGCCCTGCGCGACGTCTTCGCCTTCCTGTCCGGCGGCGGCCTGTTCGACGGCGTCAATTTCCTCGCCGCCGGGCTCGACCGTCGTTTCGCGTTCGGTCGCGACTTCCTCTTCGGGCGACGCCGGTTCGGCGATCGGAATGTCGGGCGGGCTGGCCGGGACCGCCTCGCCGGATTGGGAGTCGACATAGGGCGTGTTTTGGAACGGCGCATTGTCGGGCTCATTAGGCCGCGGATTATACGGTTCCGTGACGTCCTCGCTTTCCTCCGCCTCGGCGGCTTCGGTCGGGGTCATATACCAGCCATGGGCCAGCTTGTTGTCGAGCGCGGCCTGATTGCCGACAATCATAAAATCGCATTCGAGCCCGTCCGCAATCTTAACGGCGGTCCCTTTTCGAAAGATCATGCGCGGGAAATTATCGGCGTCGGCCAGCGGCTCGCCTTCGACTTGCGGCGGATAAACATAAGCCTCTTCGCGGGCTTCGCGGGTGTCGGTCATGGGTTCGCCTTCCTAGGCTTGGCCAAACAATTGGGTTCCCGCCATTTGCGGGTTTGTCAGCGACGTTCCGAAGTCGACGTCCCAACGCGCTTTGATACTCAAATCGTTGATCTCGCCTTGGCGGGCATAGGTCACGCTAATTCCAATTTCGGTCGTCGCATTCATGACGTCCCAACCGTCTTCGGGGTCGACCACGAACGACCCGGGGACCAGCAACAGCGCATCCTTGCGGAAAAACGGGTTAAGCTCGGCGGTTACGGTATTAAGCCAAGTCAGCGGAGCGCCCGCCGCCGGGGTGGCGGTGCAATTCTGATATTCCTTTTCGCTGGCCGACCCGCCTTGGTTGGAAATGATCGGCGGATAGATCGTGATAACGCCAGCCGACGGCTTGCCAACGACGCGGAAGGTCAAAAGCTGGCCGGTGTCTTGCTTGGTGATAAGGTGAACCGAATTGACCAGCGGCAAGGTGAAGGCGTCGCCGACCTTGATATTGGCATAGGTGCCGCCGGTTACGGTCAGATTCTGCCCGCGATTGTCGACGTTGGAAATTTCGCCGGTCGCGGCGACCGTGTAAGGCGTCGGCACATAGTATTGGTTGGCCGGGCCAACTGTTACCGCTCCGCCGGTTGCGGCGGCCAGCCGAATGGACTGGTCATTCTTGAACACGTCGAAACCGGCAATGTCGATTCCGATCATCGCCCGCTTATAGGCGTCCTCGACCTCGCCGCTAAAGGTTTGGCGCTTGGCCAGATCGCCCGCCATTAGGTTGGCGACCCGCGGCGCGGCGAAATAAACCCGGTCCATGGTCGGAACGCCAATTTCGGTCATAAGCGCGTCGCATTGCGCGACGTCGTCATAACCGGTCGGGGCGACCGTCCGCTTGCTGAAAATCGAGCCCTGCAAGGCGACCGTATTGAACAGCGCAAGGTTGATGTCGGACGCCAACTTTTGCTTGGCCGACGTGCCCTTGTTTTTCAGATAGGTCGTGTTGCGAAGCGCCTTGGACGACAGCTTCAAGGGGACCGACTTATGATAGCCGACCGAAATTGGAACGTTCAATTCGGTCGCGTCCATGAAATTGGCGGTCTGGTCGAAGCCGTCGAAGCTGGCGCTAATGATCGGGGCAGGAAGCCAGAATTTGTCTAGCGTATGTTCCATGGTTTCGCTGCTCGGGCCGGTTAGCGTCTCGGCGGCCTTGCCGATAACCAGCATGTCGTCGAATCCGGCGATCATGTCGTCGAACATGACGATCTCTTCATGGGTAAATTTCGTCGGCATAGCGCCAAATCCCTAGCTTTGGAGTTGCGGTCGCCTCGGCGGGTGAGCCGGGTTGAAAGCCGCTAGGGACTCCCCTGTTTCAGCCGGGGGACGCTGCGGGCGCGGGCTTCCTAATGCCGGTGCATCATAGGCCCGCGGGCCATTTTTCACATTTGAACAATTGCCGGGGAATTAAGCGGACACGGCGGGCGGGTCGTCGTCGTCTTGGGGCGGTTGCGTGGCGGCGGTCAACAAAAGCCCGCGGACGGTAAAAAGATCGGTGCGCGGCCCGGCCCCAAAGAAACGGAACCGGTCGCGCAACAGCCGCCAGCCGTCGTCCCCGGGGCGTTGGTCGGTATGGCCCAAAACGACTACGCAAGTCGTCATAAGCCCATATTTGCCCGCTTCGACTTCGTCGGCGATCGTCCGAAGCGTCGCCGGAATTTCCTCGGCGGCGAACGGTTTGCGGATTGGCGCAATGTCGACGGCCATGGCTATTTTTTGCCCCGGGCGGCGAGCTTTTTCTTATATTGAATAACCGGGGTCCGGTTGCCGGTCTTGGCCGCCTCGGCTTCAAGCTTTTCCAAAACCTTGTCGGACGACCCCGGCATGCGAGCCCCGCCCCGGACCGGGCGATCGGGCGCGGGCGCTTTGCGTTTCTTGGTCACTTTGACTCCCCCTTCCATCCGGGCAACCGCCCCGGCCAGCTTGATCGGGTCGTGTATCTTGGTCAGCTCGGCAAGGCGGCCATCGGACCGGCCTAGCGCATAGACGAACGTGACAGGGTCTTGCGCGACCTTGATAATGACCGCTTGTTGGGCAAGGCTTAGGCTGTTTTTGACCGGTTCGATCACTTCGTCGAAGTCGGCAACCCCGAGCGCCGCCCGCTTCGCCTCATAGCTGGCCAAGTCTCGCCGCCACTCTTGGTCGATCGCTTCGGATTGCCGGACCCGCTCGCTTTGTTGGGCTTCGATCCGCGCCCGCTGGCCATTCCAGTTCATCAACGCGGTTTCGAATTTTTCTTCGTCGAAGTCGCAATCGGACAAGGTCGGCTTGGGGCCAAGCTGGACTTCGGGCGGCGGCTCTTGGCGGCGGCGAAGCTCGGCGTTTTCGCGGGCCAGTTCGCGATTGCGCTCGCGAATGCGGCGAATGACCGGGCTGTCCGCCTTGTCGGCTTGGTCGGCTTCGTCGTCGGCAAAGCCAATGACGGTTTCGCCTTCGCCATCGTCTTCCCCGGCCCCGTCGTCGGCCTCGGGCTCGGCTTCGTCTTCCCCTTCGCCTTCGACGTCTTCATCGTCGGGCTCGGCCAATTCGTCGGCTTCCATGTCGGGGGTTAGTTCAAGTTCGTCGTCGGGCTCGGCGACTGGCGGGCGGCTGGCCATGGTTCGTCCCTTGTCTCGCCGCTGTGGCACAAGGCGCGGCGGTTGCCTTCAAGGGGCGATCTTAGCCGCCGGGGGGCCGCCCGCGCATTTGAACAATTGCCCGGCGATTTACAGGCTAAACCGATAGTGCAACGTGCCGGTCCCCTCGCAAACCAGCTTATAGGGAATTTGGCTTTCCGGTTCCTCGACGCCGCCGACAAAGGCATCGCCCGCGACCAAATCCCATGACCGCGCCGTGCCTTCCTCGGTCACTAGCTGAAACCATTGGTCCGCAATGGTGGAATAGGGCGGGGTCGACTTAAGCAAACGGACCGTTCCGGCAAAATCTTCGCTACACACAAACACATTGAAATTCGACACGGTAGCGGGGTCGTTATAGGCGATTGGTTGCCAAATTTGGGATTCGCCTGTCCCGGTTATCGTCCCTTCGTTGGCTTCGATAGTCATGGCCGCTTCCCCTAAAGGCTAAACCGATAGTGCAACCCGGACGGGTTGGGGCCATTGGCAACCAACCTATAGGAAATGTTATTTTCCGGTTCCTGAATAGTCTGGACGACGGCCTCGCCGGACTTCAATTGCCATTGAAATTGCAAGGCGTAACTTTCTACTGGCGTGAACCATGTATCTGACATGTTTGAATCGCCCGGCGGGGCTTTGACCAAATTGACCTTTCCGGTGAAGCCGTTGCTAAATATGAAAAGGTTGAACGTCGAAGCGGCTTCGGGGTCGTTGTAAACGGTCGGTCGCCAAACTTCCGAAACGCTGGCGTCCGCCGCCAGCGCCGGGTTTGACTTGAACAGCGAAGCGGCCAAGGCGGCGGAAGGCGGGGCCATCGTTCCTTCGATAAAATGAACGGTCATTGGGCGGGCCCTTCCAATTCATAGCCGCGCCGAATGCGTTGCGGTTGGGGCGGCTCGATTGGCGGATTGCCCGGCAACAGCCCGGCGGGACTGTCAACCGGCGGCGGCTGGCCCTCGGCTTCGGCTTCCAACGCGACCGTCGGCGGGGCTCCCATGGCCAGCGTTTCGGCCCGGGTTTGGGCGGCGTCGGCCAGCGTTTCGACGGTCTTGGCCCGGGTCAGCCGGGTTTCGGCGTCGGTCTTGCCCGCCTCGGCGACGTCCTTTTGCGCTTGCGCCCCGAGCGCCCCGGCTTGGGCGGTCACCAAAATTTGGGTCGGGTCGGGCTTTTGGCCTTCGGCCTCGGCGGCGGCGGCCATTTCGGCTTGTTCCTCTTCGGTCGGCTCGACCATGCCGATCGCCAGCCCGCGCTTGCGGGCGAAGGCTTGCAAGCCGTCCATTCCTTCCCCGTCTTGGTTCATGACCGCGGTAATGATCGCCGCTTGGGCCAATTCGACGTCTTGCGCCAACATCGCGACCTCGGCGGTTTTCAAGGCTTGCTTGACGGCCTTGTCGCGCCGGGTCGACGTCGCTTCGGTCACGTCGACGACGACCTTATAGCGGCCCTTGGCGAAGTCGTTGCGGAGCATGAATTGACCGGCCTTGTCGACGATCGGCTCTTGCAATTTAGCAAGTCCGTCCGCGCCTTCCTCGTCCATGGTTTCGACAATCCGGCCCGGCTCGAAATAAATTTCCTTGGCCATGCCAAGATAGACTTCGCCTTCGCGCTGGACCGACTGGCGCATGTTGTCGAGATAGATCGCCGAGCGTGAATCCTTGCGGGTCGCGGCAATGTCCATTGCCTCGGCGGACGTGTTGGCAATGACTTGGTCGGCCCCAACGTCGCTGGCCTCGGCCAGATCGCCCGCGGCGATTTGCATTAGCAGCGCGGCGACCGGGTTAAGCGTCGGCGGTTCGATCTTGCTAACCGGGCCCATGGCGGCAATTGAGCCGGTGACCGGGTCGATTACTGGATTGACCAGCGCGTAGGGGTGGCGGTCATGCTCTTGCCGGGACCAAAGATCGCGCAAATGCGGCGGCATTTGCTCGGCGAGGAAGATCGGCTTTTCCCGCGGGGATAGCGCGTCGGTTTCGGCCAGCTTGCTAACCTTGCCGTTGTAAATCCGCTGCGCGTCCATCAGCTTCGACACATAGCCGCGGAACCGCTCTTGATTGTCGACGAACCAGCGCTTGCCATAGACCGGGACGATCGGAATGTTGGGTCCGGCAATGAGGCCGCAATCTTCCAGAATTTCGGCCCCGGACATGACGTATTTATGGACCCGCTGGCGCTTGCGCGTTTGCGCCGATTGCCGCCAGCCTTGGGCCTTCAAGTCGCGAATATCGCTAGTCTCAATTTCGCTTTCCCAAACCCGCTGTTCCTGCCCGCTTAGGCTATGGGTAAAGGTCAAATA